CAAATACTTTGAAAGGAGTTCTGAAAATGAATCAGAACAAAACCAACAAGAAAGTAAACAAAAGAATTGTGCTCGTACGTCTTCTAATCAAGATAGACAATTGGGCCAACACGTATTCGGATGGACGTGGCAACATTCCACCGACCCGCAGATGGATTTCTGCTATTTGTTTTTCTTTCCAGAGGAAGTTGTTGAAACCATTGGAAACTGGACTCACTGAAGACCAGCTCGATGAGTTAGACAATCTTGTCTATCAATGGGATTAATCAACTGAACAATTTTCAAAGAAAGGAGGGCTATCATTATGCCTAAAAATAATGAAACTAAGTTTGGTGAGTACTTTAACTTACCAAATCCTGGCTTACGGTCTTATTTTGACATAGTTCGGACTGGACAGCCAGAAGAGTACAGGACACCCTTTGCTAAAGGTGACTCTATTGACAAAGTCCTTGACGATTGGAAATCTACACTCGAATCGGTCTCCGAACAGTGGCCTACCCTTGTAGATTTCGAAAATGACCTAAAGGCTAAGGTCGGACCAATGTCAATCATGAAGCCACTGGAGGAACGCATGGATGATATTGATCATTACTACGAGGATATCCTCCTATCCTCAACGCCTGTATCTGACACAGCCTTGAAAGCAGTATTATCTGAATTCAAAGGCATGAAGGGATTAAGAATTAGGAGTCAACGTGGTACTGTTGACAAAATGAAGAAGTCTACTAATTCTGGATCACCTTACTTTACCAAGAGGCGCTCCGTAACAGACAAAACTATAGAGTGCTTCGCTATGGGTCATGGTGAACATGATTTAATACAACAGCTGGGAGCTTCCAGCTGGAGGGCATTAGATAATGGACACTATTCAACCGAGTGGCGCGCTTGTGCAGTGCTTGGTTGGCGTGGACAAGAAGGTGGACCTTCAAAAGACGATGTTAAACAACGTGTAGTTTGGATGTTTCCCTACGCTATTAACATTTGTGAACTGCAAATTTACCAACCATTCATTGAGGGTTGTCAGAAACTCAATCTCGTTCCGGCTTGGGTTAGCATGGACGCGGTCGACTTTAGGATCACTAGAATGTTTGATACTAAAGGTGTAGACGACCTGGTTATTTGCACAGACTTCTCCAAGTTTGACCAGCATTTTAATAGTGACATGCAGAAGTGTGCCCATGACTTCTTTGCTCACATTATTCGAGGAAACACACTCGACGAGAAGATACAAGCTGGCGAATGGCTTGGAACTATATTCCCCATTAAGTACATGATTCCTCTCGCTTATGATTTTAACAAAATCCGTTATGGTAATCACGGTATGGGAAGTGGATCTGGAGGCACCAACGCGGATGAAACTATCGCGCATAGAGCTTTACAGTATGAAGCTGCTCTCAATAACGGCTCCAAATTAAACCCAAATTCACAGTGTCTTGGAGATGATGGTGTTCTAACATATCCGGGCATAACTGTGGAGGATGTAGTGCGATCGTATACTGCTCATGGGCAAGAAATGAATGAGAGCAAGCAGTACGCGAGCAAACAGGACTGCATATATCTTAGACGTTGGCATCATACTGACTATAGGATCAACGGGATATGTGTAGGTGTCTATTCAACTTACCGTGCTCTTGGTAGGCTGATGGAACAAGAAAGATACTATGATCCGGACAAGTGGAATAATAAAATGGTTGCTCTGCGACAGCTGTCCATCATAGAAAATTGTAAGTACCATCCACTACGTGACCAATTCGCAGAATTTTGCATGAAAAGGGATAAATACAGACTAGGACTGGATATCCCAGGTTTCCTTGACGATATCTCCAGTATTGCCAAAGAAGCTACCGATCTCATGCCTGACTTTCTGGGTTATACGAAGAGTATGAACAAAGATGCCGAAGAAGGTATTGATAGTTGGTGGATTGTCAACTATCTTAAGTCAAAGAGATAAAATCGGGAT